TGGAATTATCCACTGGGCTATTCACTGACAATGAGGAAGTGGAAGGGGAATGGGAGGGTGAGGCATATTCCGCCATCGCCAGAAACTACCGTCCAGACCACCTCGCCATTTTGCCGGACGCTGTGGGAGCTTGCAGTATTTTGGACGGGGCTGGATTTATTCGTAATCAGCAAGCCACAGACACAGCGAAGGAAGGTCGGGTAGTATATTCACGGGACGAGACTGGTCGTTTGTCGTGCTCTATTCTGACGGACAATGAGAAAAGCCATGACAAGCTGCGGGACGACCTCAGTGAATTGCTTCGAGAGAAATTCAATTCCGGTACCGATGCCACTTCCCCGTGGGCTTGGGTGGAAGCAGTCTTCGATGACTTCTTCATCTATGATTATGATGGCAAGTTGTACCGCCAAGACTACACCAGCACAGATCAGGAAACAGTCCTCACAGGCGAGGCCGAAGAAGTGTATCGCGTGGTAGAGTACCGCACAATGCACGGGGACTTTATTGGAAACACGTCCAACAACACAAGGAGCAACCAAATGGACAAGCAAAAGATGATTCAGGGCCTCATCGATAATGAGGCAACACAGTGGACCGAAGAGGATCACACGATCCTCGACAACATGGCGGAGGATGTTCTCGCCAAGCTCGTTCCCAACGAGAAGGTCGCGGAAACGCCGGTTGAAACTCCCGTGGAAATTCCGGCCCCGGCCCCGGCCACCAACAGGACGGTGGCGGAATACATCGCCGACGCCCCGGCCGAAATCCGGGAAGCATTGCAAGAGGGCATGACGGCCAACCAGCAACAGCGACAGTCTCTCATCGCTACCATCACTGCCAATACCGCCAACACGTTCACTCCCGAACAGTTGGCTGTAATGTCGGTGAACGATCTGCGAGCCGTTGCCAAGCTGGCTGCCGATCCCAATGCCTCGACGGTCCCCAACTATGCCGGACAGGGCGACAGCCCGATCGGTAATGCTGGCGGAGAGGAAGCCCTTCCCTTGACTGAGGGATTTGGCGAATAGCAATTCCAGAACAAGAACCTGCACGGTCGGATTAGATCGGACACAACTCGATAGGAGAAAACAATGAGTACGACAAAGAATGCAATTCATCTTGGTGGTGAGTTTCGACGAGAGGAAGCCATCGCCAATGTGGCAATTACTCCGGGGATGCTCTGCGAATTTATGAGCACCGGAAAAGTCAAGCCCCACGCGACGGCAGGTGGCCGTGGTCTGAAGTTGTTCGCGGTGGAAGATGCCCTGCAGGGCCATGCCATTGAGGATGACTACGCCGCTGCCGCTCTGGTTTCGATGAATGACTACGTTTCCGGTGCCAAGGTCCAAGGACTGTTGGCGGCTGGTGTGGCGTATGTCATCGGCGACGAAGTGGTCAGTGCCGGCGATGGTACGTTGCAGAAGGCCAGCAGCCTTGCCAGTGCCGGTCTCAATCTGCAAACCATCGGGTATTGCAGCGAAGCCGTTGACCTTTCGGCCAGCGGTGCAGTGGATACGCTGGGCGGCATTTTCTTGGCATAGTAGCCAAAACCGCCTGACGTTTTGTCAGGAAACAAAAACAACTTCTCATAAGGAGAACGAACATGGATGGTATGAATTTTATCTTGAACGGGCAAGCCCACGGCGACGTTGCATCGACGCTCTTGGCTACCAACTTCGATCCGGCGAGCCTGCGCCCGTGGATCGGGGATGATGGCCGCAGTTACATTTCCGTCAATCAGGGCGGAAAGCTGGTGGCTGTTCCGACGGCGAATGCCACGGCAACGCTTCGGAAAGACGACTGGGTCAGAATGGACAAGGCAATCGTTGCCGCAGCGAAGCCCCGCCTGCGTCTGGTTTCCGATCTGATGAGCAAGGGATTGCAGTACAGCATCCCCAACGGTATGGGCAAGACCGTTCTGGAAACCGAGACCCAGAGTGATATCAGTGCGGCCAGCATCAGCATGGATGGGATTCGAGCGAGTGACTCGGATCGTCCGGTTTTCGAACTGACGAATCTGCCCCTCCCGATCATCCACAAAGATTTCGAATTTTCGGCCCGTCAAATCGCGGCCAGCCGGAATGGTGGAAGCCCGTTGGATCTCAGTACCGCTGAACTGGCCGGACGACGTGTTGCCGAAATGGCGGAACAACTCACCATTGGAACGGCATCCAGTTATGCCTTCGGCGGTGGCACCATTTACGGCATCACCAATTACCCAAACACCCTGACCAAGACCCTGACCAGCCCGACGGCCAGTGGTTGGCTCCCGTCTACGACTGTCAGTGAAGTCCTCGCCATGAAGTCGCAGAGCCAAGCCGCGTACCATTATGGTCCGTGGATGGTTTACAACAGCCCCGCGTGGGACGCATACATGGATGACGACTACAGTGCCAGCAAAGGTGATAACACGCTGCGAGAGCGAATCGCCAAGATTGACAACATCCAAGGTTGCCGGACGTTGGACTACCTGACGGGTACGCAGTTGGCGATGGTCCAGATGACCTCCGACGTGATCCGAATGGTGGTCGGAATGAACATGACCACGTTGCAATGGGACAGTCATGGCGGAATGCTGAAGAAGTTCAAAGTGATGACAATTCTCGTTCCGCAGCTTCGAGCCGACCAGAATAGCAACACCGGAATCGTTCTCGGTTCCGTGTAAGAGTTCTCTCCACCCCGAGAGAATGATTGAATAGTAAGGGGCCGGAGTCGGTCCCGACCCCTTACTTCTTTTTACGGCCGACCAAACTTAGGAGACCCCCTATGAGCGATACAAAGAAACGTTACAAGGTACTCAGCAGCAGCCATGTCATGGACGGCAAAACGTTTGTCCGCGGTGATATCATCGAGACCCGCCTTGATTTGGCGGCATCCTTCCCCAATCACTTCGAAAGCGTCGGCTCGGCCCCCGAGACAGACCCCATTCCGGCCGCTGGGCAGCCTTCTCCGGCGATTTCGCAGGAATGCCCCCCCGAAGACCCCCCCGCAGTCGAAAACGTCCCTGACGGCGACTCAGGCGACGAGGTAGGGCAGGAAACGCCCGACCTTACCATCATCGAAAGCCCGTTGGGCACCAACGTGACCGCCGATTTCGAGCCAGCAGCCGACAATGGCCTGCTGGTGTTCAAGAAGGGCGGTTTCTACTTCCTCACCGATGTCCGAACACCCACCGTCGCTCTGAATGAAAAGGGTTTGCGAGCGGCCGCTGTCCCCAGTGAACTCACCACCTACTTCGTCTAACAACATGAGATGGAAACCCAATCCAATTTGGAAAGATACAGACGCCATCATCATTGGTGGTGGACGTTCTTTGATTGGCTTCGATTGGAGCCAGTTGAGAGACGTGCATACCGTTGGATGCAATTCGGCGTTTCGCCTTGGCGTCGATGTTTGTGAAGTGTGTTGCTTCGGAGACCAGAAGTTTTACAACACCTACGCAAGTGAGATGGGCAACTATGAGGGTGAGTGGGTCACCAATACGCCGGGGCTCCTGCCCTCCAAGTGTGAATGGCTTCATACCATGCCTCGACTTGATTATGGATTGGGGCATGAGGAACTTGCATGGAACAACAGTACAGGAGCATTGGCGGTAAATGTCGCTCTGCTCCTTGGTGCAAAGCGAATTGGGTTGCTGGGAATGGACATGAAGAGCAACTGCTCCTACAGCCAGAATTGGCACGAGTTTGGATTGGACAATGGACAGCGAGGTTTGTATGAAAAATTTACGACAGGCTTCACCCGTCTTTCGGCAGCGTTGTCGGAAGAATTCCCGGATCGAGAAATAGTTAACTGCGGTCCAGATTCTGCGTTGGACGTTTTCCCTCGCATGTCGCTGGATCAATTTTTAGGAGACACACCATGAAGAGTTGGAAAACTACCGTGCTTGGAATCCTCACCATTCTTGGAGCCGTTGTCGTCGCTGTGAAGGCGATGCTGGACAGTGACCCCTCCACGATGGCTGACTGGGGCATTGTTGCCACGGCCGTCACCAGTGGGCTCGGTTTCATCTTCGCCCGCGACAACAAGGTGACCAGCGAACAGGCGAACGCGAAGTAATGATCTCCACTATCATATCTGCGGTGGCGGCGATTGTAGCAGCTATTGTTGTTGCCTATCTCCGCCACCGCAGTCAGACGGTCCAGAAGATCGAACAAAAAGGAAATGATGATGAAACCAACCAACTTCTTGATGATGGCGTTTGGGATTCTGCTAATAGCAATTCTGGTGGCCCTGCCGGGATGCGGAGCGAAGGGAGTGATCGTACAACCACACCCTGATGCCCCCCTGTACATCAGTGAATCGTGGGCGGGGTATGTTCATGCGGCTGTCTACGACAAGGAACGAAATGCCTTGGTCGATTGTGGGTGGCTCCCTCTGAACGAATACAAGGGATGGACGCTGCACAAATTCAATTGGCAGGAACGTATTGCCATCCAAGACGCGAAGCTGGCTGAAGCAAAGAAGGAGAAGGAGTAGATCATGGCGTATCGAACTACTGCCGTCGCTGTCAAGAAGATCATCGAAACGGATGACAACATCTCCACAGATTTGGAACCGTTCATCGAGGTGGCAAATAATGTAGTGACAGCCCATTGCACCAGTGGAAGCCTTACAGCGGCCACGTTGGAATTGGTTGAGCGGTGGTTGTCGGCGCACTTCTACGCAATCCGTGATCCTCGAGTGGAGTCAGAAAAAGCAGGGTCGGTGTCCCAAAATCTTCTTGGGAAAGTTGATCTGAACTTGAACCAGACTCGTTACGGTCAGCAGGCTATGTTGATTGATGGGACTGGAAAATTGGCCGCATGGAATAAGGGAATGGAAACAGGAACTGCCGGAGCCACATTTAGTTTTGACTATGTTGGTTCTGAGGATACAGATACATGAGCATTATCGACAGAATGAGAAAACAGTCCGCCGTCTATTGGGGACCATCCGTTCCCGATGGTGACGGTGGTTTCACATTCCCTGCCCCGGTCGAATTGCGTGTGCGGTGGGAAGACATTGAAGGGGCTGTGCCGGATCCACAACGGCAGGATCAGGTATCCAACACAATCGTCTACGTTGGACAAGACGTAGAAATTAAAGGATGGCTCTGGGAAGGGGCGTTGGCCGATCTTCCGTCGGGGACAACGACGCCAAACGAACTGGACGACGCCCACGAAATTAAGGGGACGAAGAACACTCCCAACATAAAAGCGACAGAGACGTTGCGGGAGGTGTATCTATAATGCCCGTACGAGACGCCACAACCGGTCGATTTGTTTCCAAGGGTGGAGGTCCAAAACGAGACCCCTCCACCGGGCGTTTTATGAAAGGTGGAGGTGTTGCGGGTGTGGCGGGGATTAACAAAAACATTCGCAAGATTGCTCGGAATCAAAAAATCTCTGCGGTGGCAGCTATGAAGCAAGTGGCGATTGAAGTCCAGCGAGAGAGTATGCTGCGGGCTCCGATTGACACGGGCAATCTTCGTGGCAGTCATCGCACAAAGATATTCGCTCGGGGGGCAAAGATTTGGGCCGCCATCTATCTCACAGCGGCCTACGCTTTATTCGTCCATGAGGCCAGTCCCGATACTCAATTCCAATCTCCGGCCCCACGTGGGAGGAAGTTTTTGGAACGCGGTATGCGAGCGGCCATGCCCACAATTCGTCGAATCACAAAACGCTGGCTTTTAGTACCGAGGAATGCCCGTGGCATATAACACAATATATCCTTCTTGCCGGACGATGCGAGACTACCTGATCTCCAAGGGGATAGGGTCGGTATTCAGTGTAACCGTCGATTGGTGTATCGCTACCGCAGCAATGCCGGTGTCTCCCAAAAACGTGATTGTGGTCTTCGATGAAGAGGGACTATTGCGTGGCCGCGAAAGTAATGGAGACGTTGCTGAAACACCAGTGGTCCAATTTAGGATTCGTGGGATCAATTATGAGGCGACATTTGAAAAAGCCCGGCAGGTCCAACTGGCTATGGACGAACTGGATGGATATGAATGGAGTGATGTTGCCGCTTTACCGGGTGTAACAATCACCTACCGAACAGCTACACGGAACAGAGGGATTTTCCCGCTGGGACGAGATGAAAATGCAAATTGGGTATTCAACCAAGAATTTGTCTTGGTGATCCAAGAAATCGTAACAACCTAACCAGGAGTAAAAAGATGCTTGCTAACATGCTACAAGAAGGACATGGATCAACACTCAGCTTCGCCTCGTTTGCGAGTCTGTTTCTGAAGATTGATCCCGAATCCGCCACCCCTCCCGGAGTCGATGGCGGTGACAAGATTGACACCACCACTCTGTCAAATACGAACGTGAAAACAGGAGCCCCCCCGGATCTGAAAGAAATCACGGCCGGTAGTGCCACCTGTTCCTATGATCCGGAAATGTTGACCGAGGCCATGAGTGCCGTCAATGTCAACAACCTGATCACCTATACGTTCAACAATGGCGATTCGTGGTCGTTCTGGGGCTACCTGAAATCATTCACCCCCGGAGAGAATGCCACCGGCGAAAAGCCGACGGCTGATATCGAAATTGAAGTGACCAACGTGAACGACAGTGATGTCGAAACTGTCCCCGTGTTTGCGGCAGGCAGCTAACAACCAATCAATCAACGAAGGAGACCACCAATGATTGAATTCAGCAGCAAGTTCAAAGTAGAGCCCATCACTATCGATGGCGAGTCTTTCGAAATCCGTGAACTGGATGGAGAAGGCCGCGATCGGTATATGAAGGCAGTCGGCAGTTCGATGGAAGTACGGATGAATTCCACCGGCAAGAAAGATGTCAAAGGGAAGGACATTCTGGCACAGTCAATCCTCGTGAAGGATTTGAATGGTCAGCAACAGACCCTTCTGATGCACACGTTGTTCAAGGGCGAAGGTGAAGAGGCCACGCCCGTGACCATTACCACGATTCGGAAATGGCCCGTCACGTTGCAGGATGGTTTGGCGAAGGTTGCCAACAAGCTCAACGGACTGGTCGATGGAAAAACCGAAGAAGACGAAATGGATGAAGCTGAAAAAAACTGAAACAGGGAGATGATCGCTTTTGGGTGTGGGTGTTCGAGAAAACGGGCACCCCACCCAGCCGGGCGAAAACAAACATCTCCCGCAGTGACTTCATCATATTGAAAACTTGGTTCGATAGAGTACGCCCAAACACGCACGAAATTGAACACTACTACTTGGCCCAGATCGCACAGCAGATACACAAGAGCAATCTAGCCAAGCCGAAGAACATTCCGATTGAAGATTACCTGATAAAATTCAAATCGAAGGAAGAAAAAATGCCGCCGGCAGAAGAAAGACAACGGATGAACGCTTGGCTGTTTGGAATGTTTGGAGCAGCAACAGTCAGAAAGGCAATGAACAAATGATTCCCGAAAACTTAGGAGCGATGGTAGGATACGTCGGGCTTAACACCTCGGGAATTGATGTGGGTGTGGCTCAGGCCCAAGCCAAAATGAGTAGGGGATCTGTAGTGCTGGGGGCGGCTGCCAAGAAAATGACTATGGCCATTTCTGTTCCGTTGATTGGCCTGTTCGCGGGTGGTGGGGTTGCCTACGTGCGCTTCCAAGACGCCATGACCAAATCACTTTCCATCATGGGTGACGTGTCCGAAGAGACACGAAGAGAAATGGAACTGCTGGCCCGCAGTCTGTCCAAGAAAGGAATTCAGTCGGCCACAAACCTCGCCAAGAGTTATTTCTTCCTTGCGTCGGCTGGTATGGATGCCCAACAGAGTATGAAGGCACTACCCATCGTAGAGCGGTTTGCCACCGCCGGGGCGTTCGACATGGCATTGGCTACAGACCTCCTCACCGATGCACAAACAGCCATGGGGCTGTCCAGCAAGGATGCCGTCAAGAACCAATCCAACCTTGCCCGTATTTCGGATGTGCTCGTCAAGGCCAACACCTTGGCCAATGCCAGCACACAACAATTTAGTGAGGCTCTGACCGCCGACGCTGCCACGGCCGCTCGTGGATTTGGAACTGAATTGGAAACTGTCACCGCTGCATTGGCTGCCTACGCGGACAAAGGAATAAAAGGGCAGCTCGCCGGTAACACAATGGCCCGTGGTTTGCGGCTGATGAAAAAGGCAGTGTTGGAGAATGGGGAAGCATTCAAGAAATACAACATTGATGTGATCGACAAAGCCACCGGAGAATACCGGAACTTCATCGATGTCATCGGGGACATGGAAGGGGCATTCAATGGACTGACCCGACCGGAGATTGCAAAGGCATTAGATGATCTTGGATTCCAAGCCCGAGCCCAAAAGTCCATTACACCATTGCTTGGGATGACAGCCGCGATGAAGGGGTATGAGGCTGCTCTGCGAGAAGCTGGGGGAACCACCCAAGACGTGTTTGACAAACAACTGCAAAGTCCACTGGCTCGAATCACAATGGTGTGGAACCGGCTGAAGGATTTGGCTATGGTCTTGTTTGAAGCTGTTCTTCCTGCCATGGAAGCTGTTGGGAATAGTATTGTGTGGCTGACCGAAAAATGGGAAGGGTTGTCGACCACCACACAGAATACCATTGGGGTCACATTGGGTATAGTGGCGGTCCTTGGCCCCCTTGCCATCGCGTTGAGTGTTGTAGCGAAGGGTGTTTGGTTGGTCGTCGTGGCTGTAAGGGCTTTGGGGGTGGCTTTGCTCTTCTTGACAATGACTCCAATTGGTCTTTTGATTACTGCTGTCATTGCTGTTGCGGGGTACTTTGTTTATGCCGCTTTAGAGGGGGACAATTTTGCAGAGAAGATGGAACACTTGGGCAGAATCATACAGTCGTCGGTGGTGGTGGCTTTGGAGGCTGTAAAGTTGGCCGGGCTGAGTGTGGTTTGGGTGTTCTTAAAAATTGCCTTGGCTGTGACCTCCGGTGTGTTGGATATTAAGCACTATATAGAGTTTTTGATCACGTCTGCTAAATGGATGGGCAAGAACTGGAAACTTATTTTTGAACGTATGTGGGAGAATACAAAAACCTTCCTCGCAAACATTGGCGAGAATCTTGGGAACTTCTTTGGGGCAATCAAAAAGTGGATGACAGGTGGAGGATGGGACTTTGAATGGAAAAGCCTCACCAGTGGAATGAAAGACGTTTTTGAGGGGATGCCTGATCTAGCCGAACGAGCCATGACCCAGACAGAAAAAAATATTGATGGCTCGTTGAAAAAAGTGGAGGCATCTATGGCAGCGTCCAAGAAGGCTATCGCGGATGGATGGAACACGGACAAGGTGGAAGACGCCACTTCCAAAGCAGTGAAGGCTGCCAAAAATGCAGCAGATGTTGTTAAACCAAAAATACCAAAAAAGAAGCCCATAAGCTCTGGTCGCCCGGAGTTGTCTGGGGCGATTGAAAAAGGCACGGCCGAAGCCTACAGTATCATTGCCAAGCGAGGGAAGAAGTCCCCCGAAGTTGAGACAGCAAAGAACACTAAGGATTCAGTGGACCAACAGAAGAAGACCAACATCCTGCTCGAAAAAATGACCATCAATGGTCCCGGTGTTTTAGGCTTTGTTGAAGGAGGAGCAATGGTATGAGTTGGTCATTAAAAGTAAAAACAGTTGCTTTGGACTCGTCTTCTCGCAGCGGGAACAATCGTGCACACTCCATGGAATTTCTGGTGAACACTGGTGGGGTCAAGTCCAACTCGGTGGCAGTCTGTCAGTGGATTGTAGAAAATAATGCCCTACCGTTGGATTTGTCAGCCTATGAACCCACTCAAGGTGGTTCCATTTTCCTACAGACATTTACCATACCACCCCAACAGGACAAGAATGAGTTGATACACTTTGCGGGCACAGCCACCTATGCCCGCAAAACATCGACCCAAGCTGAAGAGGATGTTTCTTGGACCGGAACACAAATCAACTTCGGGGATGCAGAGTATGAAGAGGTAGTCGAGGTAGCGAAGGACAAGGATGGTAAGACCGTTCCTGTCTTGAACTCCGCTGGCGATGCTTTCGACCCCCCGCTGATGGAAGTATCCAAACGTCAAGTCATCTTCATCACCAAGACATATACCTCTTCCCAGATTCTGCCCTACACTTTTAATCGGCTGTACAATTCGGTGAACCGAAACGCAATGACCATTGCCGACGTTCCACTTGTCTCACGGGGGGCTTGGATGACGAGCTTGCGACCAACCATTCGCAAGCAGTCTGCGTCCGTCTACGATTGGAAGATTGAGTTTGAGATAGAGGTCAAGGGGAATAATGAACGATATGACCGCCAAGTACTGGACCGTGGTTTCAGTTATCTTGAATTGCTAAATGACTACTACTCTGGAGCGATTCGAAAGCCGGGGGATGCCTCCAAGTGGTATCGCCGAGTAATCGTTCAAGAACAGACTTCCACCGGGGAACAGAAACAAAGTACAAGCCCTGTTCTGCTGGATGGGAATGGGGGTCTTCTGAAAGATACATCCAAGCCTATTTTCCTCGTCTATCGAACCAAGCCCGAGGTACCGTGGGAATCACTGTCGCTTCCCAGAAATATAGAGGTGTCAGATTAGCCCACAAGGAGGACATCTTGTTGATCCCGCTGCATGGGGCCGGGTTGTTCGCCAAACAAGACGTGGCGAAAAGTTAGCTCCGCGTAGTGTGGGTTCTGGCTTGCCACAGCAGGGGGGGCTTTCTGGCAATACAGATCGCACGGGTGTTACTGTCTACAATCCCTCCGTCACAGAAGAATATGGAGCCTATTCTATTTTACACATTAGTAGAGTGGACTGTAATGATGATAAGGGAGGAAAACTAATCACGGATGGCATTCCTGAATGGGTTGTGGCAAAACCCTCTGAAACAGCAGGTGGGCAGGTGGTAATTATTCAGTCTACCCTCCTCCCGGAAAGCTATTCCTTTGGGGTTTTGTCTGGGGTGACCCGTGTGGACTTGGATGATTCGCTGA